GGCAACAAGTGGAGATATGACTGTCGTTGGATGGTCAGCCTAGTAAACCTTGAAAGAGGTAGGAAGATACAGGTAACTGTATTTTAGAATCTCCCATTACAATCTTTGATTTAATGGTGAGATTCGTCAATTTGGACGGCAATATGATTACCTCAAAATGGTTAGCAAAAATTTACGAAGCCATTAAATTTAATTCAGCTAAAAGATACTTAAGTGAACGTGAAATCCATGAGTAATTTGACCATAGAACAAGAATTTAAGCTGAAAAAGTTTGCCCACGAATTAAGCAAATTGTCCGAACAAGAAGTAAAAGAGCTTTTAGCTCGGAAATTGGAAGAATCGATGCACCAACACAATCAACATAAAGAATTATTAGCCAAAAAATGGGGATTAAATGAACATTAAATTTGCTCATCATTTCTCCATTTGTCTAACGAGATAACCGAGGTATCCAGAGATTAAATTACTGACCACGATCGAGACCTCTTTAACAACATCCTTATCGATGTTAAACCAGATATTGAGAACGATCGAGACAAGAAAAATAGTGAGAGCGTAAAAAACTAACCAATCGATTTTCATGATTAGCCTACCTTATAAACTTCCATAGAACTAACCCAACCATCAGACGGGCTGAAATCATGTTCAACCTCTTGAATTTGCCATAGCCCGTCAAACTCCCCAAAGCCCTTAATCGAAAAATTGACCCCAGCCACATAACGACATTCACCCTCCACAGTCAGTGACCCTGACCACTCATCCGCATTAGCTTGTCGTAACTTTTCCTGAGCCTTCGCCACTGCTTGAAAATTATCCTCCACCTTTTCGTTAATAACCAACACATCCTTAGAATTATTGGGCGGATTAGCTCGAATGATAGCACCCGTAATCGGCTCACCATTCACGCCCTCATAAACAATCTTTGCAGAGCTATAAATTCCTGTTAATTTCTTCTTCGCATCAAATTGACTAATTTCTTTTCTCGTTAGGGTAAATTCTGACGGCTTCTTGTTGAGGTCATCCCATCGATAGAAAATTAAATTGTTGCCCTCAATCTTAAACAAGTGTCCATAATCTTTAGAAATTCTAGTCAGAAATTCCAAATCACTCTCCTCATTCTGCGTGATTCGATCGAACCGAATATCATAGGCGTAACCCCGTACCGTTAGCCCTTGTCTATCGCCAATTAACTTTACAATATCAATCAGACCTACCTGTTCATATTCCTGAGATCGCTTCTCCCGTAAGTTTTTGGAAAAGGGGGTTTGTTGAGCATCAATTCTTAATACGTCACCGCCACCATCAAAAGTAAAATCTAATTGGTCAACCTCAAAATTATTGGCTTCAAGCATTTCCTGTTCACCCTCATACTGAAAGAAAATCGAAATCGTATCCCCCAAAATCGGGAACCATTCCTTTTGCCAAATTTGCTCTCTATCTTCTAATTCGATAGATATATCGGGGGAATCATTATCTAACTTATCCTTATAGGAAAAAGTCCTTAGAAAAAAAGTAATGTCGCTAGTCACGTCCACGCCCCGATAAGATACCCCTATAATCGGCTTTCTTACCTCGCTTACCTCTCCCATGGTGCAATTATCCTCCTAGCTACATTTTCTTGAACAGGCACGGAAATAACCACGCCCTCTGGCAAAATAAACAATCCCTGATAGCTAGGATTGCTCACAATAATATCCACATAATCATAAGCATTAGGGCGAAATTTAGATGCAATCGTATCCCATCGGTCGCCTTGTCGAGTGGTATAACGAAAAAAATTATTCATGATAAAAAGCTAAAAGGATTAAGTGCTACAGACTGTTCAGGAGTACGCAACCGCCCCCCAGTAAATTCTACCAATTCCACTGCACAACCTAACACCGTAATTACAGCCTGATTCCTCTGCACACTAACCTTCATTGGCTTTTCCTCTATCCTTTCAATCACCCATTGCCCCTTATAGACTTCTCCAAACACTAAAGATAGTGGGCTTTTTCTTTCAGCTAACGTCCGCAATTGCAATACCCCCAACTCAGGATCAATTAATTGCTTATGAAAAATAAAGTCGAACCGAATCGACCTCAATCCATCCCCTACCATCTGAAGACTTGGTTTCCCATCTAATTTCTTATGAATTGCATACCCATATTCAGACTGCAATTCAAAACTTTGAAAATCATTCACCAATATCTCGATCGATAAATCCCCCAACGTTGCCAGAGTTGCCATGTAATCCCCCTTTAAGCATATTTAGTCCTTTCTCGTTTAGCGATCGCACTCTCCACAATTTTAGCGATTGCATTACCTTCAGCTTTTAATTGCTCTATCAAACTTTTATTCTGGGTATTGTTGCTATTGTTAGTGAGATTGATAGTGACATTAATGGGAGTGGTAGATATATTGCTAATAGTAGATTGATTAGGTAGCGGTTTTAATTCCCTAATCTGCACGTCCGATATAGGCTGTGCATTGATCGTAGGATAATCAAATAATTTGCTCATACTATTATTGAAAATATAAGCATTTTCGTTGATTCCCCCGGCGATCGTACGGGGTATAGAAGCACCCGAATAAGTCAAGTCAGATAATGGACCTTTCTTCGCATCCGAAAAAGGCAGGTACGATCGCACCGTATCCATAGCACCTGCAATAGCGTTAGTAACCTGACTAACACTGGACTTGACCCCATCAGCTAAAGCCGTCATCAGTTTACCACCAACGTCTCGAAATCTGCCCACAAAACTTAAAACAATATTCGCCGCTTCATTCAAAGCCTGACTAAAAACCGGTGGCACACCTAAAATCTTTTCAATCCATGAAGCGATCGCCGCAATAATCTTCAATCCACCACCCACTATCGCCGCAACTGCTATACCGATTCCTGTCACCACCGCCCCTGCAAAGCCCACGATCGCTGCAATCCCCCCGGCTAAAGTACCCACAATAATTTGACCGAAGGCTTGAACAACAGCCGTTACAGCCATAAAAATAGCATTAACAATTCCAAACTCCTGCACCACCGCAATAAATTGCTGAATAAACATAATCACAGGAATCATCGCCACTCCGATGGCAACGATAATGCCCACGATAGGAAGTAAAGGGGCAAGGAAAGCCAAAGCCCCTGCTGAGGCCGCCACAAAAGCAGAACCCCAACCAATTACAGTGGCGGCAATCCCTGCAAAAAAACCGGCGGAACTAAGAGTCATTATGGTACCGATAATCGAAACCAAACTACCTAACGGAATTAGCAGAGCACCTATTGCTGTAACCACAACTCCTGCACCCACCGCCAATTTAATAAATACAGGATTAACTTCTGCTACCTTAGCAATCAGCTTAGTAAACATAGTCATTATTTTAGTCACGTCATTTAGCAACCCCGTATCTGCGATCGTAATAGCCAAATTTTCCATAGCAGAATTAAGAGTACGCATTTGCCCTTCAAGCCCTTGCTCTTTAATGTCCGCCATTCCTTTAGCCGTACCACTTGCCTTTTCTAACTCAGCAGTAAAACCTTTTAAATCCACATTCCCTTTGCGAATACCATCCATCAAAGACAATACACCCCGTCCAGCTTCCTCACCAAACACCGTCAGAATATCCGCCGCCGTTGCATTCTGACTCGCAAATTCTCCCAAAATATCCGAGAACGATCGAAACTTGCCACTCGAATCCAGTACACTAATGCCCAAATTATCCAACACATCTTGAGCTTTAGCAGTGGGTTTTAAAAGACTTGAAAGACCCCCGGCTAAAGTAGTACCAGCTCGACTTCCTTGAATCCCCACATCGCCTAATTTTCCGATAATAGCAGACGCTTCTGCAATTTCCATGCCAAAAGAAGATGCAACTGGCGCCGCATAAGAAAAAGCCTCTCCTAATTGCAAAATATCAGTATTAGCTGATCGTGCCGTTTGAGCTAATACGTCAGTAATCTTGCCCATGTCAGTAGCTTTTAATTGAAAGCCACCCATGATATTACTAGTAATATCCGCCGCTTTAGCCAAATCCAAACTACCAGCCGAAGCCAACGACAAAACTTGAGGCATAGCATCCAAAATTTCATTAGTTTTGAATCCTGCCATCCCTAGAAAAGCCATACCATCGGCCGCCTGAGAAGCACTAAAAGCCGTTGTAGCTCCTAATTCTTTAGCCTTCTCTCGCAATTGGTTAAAACTATCTCCCGTTGCTCCCGTAACCGCTCTCACATTATTAAGAGACGATTCAAAATTTCCTGCTACTCCGATGATAGAACTGCCAACCCCCATCATGGTAGAGACGATATTCTGACCAACAGCCGTCATCTGACCACCAACTTTCTGGAATTGCTCTCCCATAGCAACCCCAGCCGTAGTCTGATTCAAGCCATTTATTTGTGCCTCTAGCCGTTGAATCTCTGACGTAGCCTGATCCGCATCCGCCCTAATCTCTACCCTTAACTGTGCGTCACTCATTGTCTTCTCATCTGCTCTTTTACTCTTCCCCTATACTCGATCGCCTGTAAAATCCAGTAATAACCTTCTTCAGAATCAAACTCAAGAAAATCGACAAAATTACAATTAAGGACTTCACAGGCAAAAATTACGTTTTCGCCCGTACAAGAATAGGCTTTTTTGGAGTAACTAAACCCATCAAAGCCTGTACATCCCCCGCAGGAAAATCAAGTAAATCATCATACCGCAAAGACTTGTCATCCACTGATACCAATAAAGTTATTAACCAAAAGGCGATCGCATTATTATCACCATTGGCTAATCTAGTGGCTTTGCTGTCATGCTTGATTTTGCGAGGCTCACTTAAAGTGATAGATTTATCTCCTAAGCAGTAAATCTTAGGAAAAGTTTCTATACTTTCTGGCACTAATTCTTGAGTAGTAAAAATCGCCTCTTGAATAGCCAAACTAATACCTGCATCAAACTCCTCAACCATATCAGGAGTGAGAGTTTGACCATTTAAAGAACACACACTGGCAATTAGAGAAGAAATAAAACCGCCGCCCTTTGTTTGGGATTGTAAAGCCCGTAACAAATCACGTCCAGTTGCTTCCCTTTGAATCTCTAACTTGCCCTCATCTAATTCAATATATCCAATCATCTACTAAAATCCTACCAACGGAATTAAATCACCATTTACCCGAATCCCTACATTATTCATTACGTCAATTTCTAAAACTAAAGAACCATTGACCGCAAGACTATAAAAATCTACAGCAAAAGTAGTCTCAGGTTTCACACCCTCACCTTTTGTAAAATTACCCCCCATCATTTCTTTAGGCCGCCCACGAATGATAGCAGTATAAAGTCCAGATACTGGTGCACCTAAACTATTAAAAATTGCTTGATCACTGCGTATTTGAATTTGACTTGTAACAACAGGATTGTGCATCAAAGTAGAAATCTCAGGCGGTTGGTGTAACCAAATTGCCTTAGCTTCTAGTTTGCCGATCGAAGCTGGTAATTCTATCATCCCAACCATGCCAAGACTAGAATACTCGATTTGTTCAACTTCCACAGTGGGCAACTCAAAAGATTCACATAATCCCGTTGCCTCAATTCCCTCAATATAAACCCGTGCATTAGATAATCTTCTAATCATACTAACCTCCTACAAATTCACGCCCAACATTAGGCGCATTAGCTAAATTTACATTCAAATAACTCAAGAAAGTAATCCTTTCCGCTGGAGGAGAGGGCAACATTTCTACTCTAAAAACTAACTGACCATCAGCAATTTGTTGGGAAGGATTATCAACAGGATCATAGTACACTCTCGATCCATCTAACAACCCACCCTGATTAATCAGGCTTCTAACATAAGCATTAATGCTATCCAAAATGGCATCAATAAGCGCGTCATTGATAGGATAGTCCACATACTGCATGGCAAAAAACCGAATCCGCTCATTGATTACAATCTGAGCAAAACGAATATTGATGAAGTTATCAGGGCTTGTATTAGTAGGAAAGGCAAAACTTCTATTACCCCACGATCGAATACCATTACCAAAATAATTGACGTAAGTAACAATACCATTTGCATTAAGATTATTTGCCTCCGTATCAAGATTACCGGGGATAAATTCAACTGGGATCTCTGTCCCCACGATCCCCTTAAACTCAGTATTACTAGGACTCCACCAGAAGCCACGACTCACGATTTTGTTAGCCCATACCCCTGCAAAACGAGTACTCATTGGCTCTATCTCTACCACTCCCGTAGCCTGTCGAAAAGCCTTTAAGTGAGGATAACAACCAATTAAACGACTACTAGCAAAATTAAAATTAATTGTGCCAGTAGGACCACGACCAGCAATCGCCTCACCAGAAGGAGTTCCTACAGGTGCATCCACCACCGCCATCGCATCGATCGTTTCAGCAATTTGATTTAGTGCTGATGTCACCGCAGCAACCGCACTATACCAAGGTGCTATCAAAATCTTAGGAAAGAATCCAAACAGATTAAAGCTATCAATAAAAGCCTGTAATCCAGTTCTACCGAATCCAATAATGTCAGCATTCTCTACCACGGAAGGATCAACAAAAGTGTAAGAAACCTTTACCGTTGCCCCAGCCGTTATAACCCCATTAGGTACCCTTGTTACCACTCCAGTCTGGCTATTAAAAACATAATCATCAGCAATATCATAGGTAATAGAACCACCAGCATTGGTAATTACTAAATCTGTTATCCCCTCCTCAAGTTGAATTGTCCCGCTAGTGCTAAAAGTTTTAGACGCTCCCACCACATCAGATGTATGGGTTGCTAAATCTAAAGTATTGACCACTATCACAATAACGCCACCGCTAGAGTCAACTTGGTCAAAAATAGCATTTAATGCACTTGGGATAGTGTAGCCCTCTCGATCAGCCCCAAAGAAGTCAACGGCTTGTCGTTTGTTTAAAACTTGAACGGGTTGATTTAACGATTGATTGCCTCCCGCAACTAAATATTGAGGAGACGTACCCACCAAACCGATTACCCCTACCTGAGTTTGTCGAACAGGACGAAGCCCCACGTCGACAAATTTAGTTTCCGCACCATGAAAAAAACTCATTTATTCCTCCTATTAAGAACCTACAAAAACAGAACCTACTGTTATCCCACGAACCGTAGGATAATCATCATTAAATTGCTGAGAATAACCACCGTAGCCATAAGCCACAAATCCCCCTGTAGCTACCCAATAATCCTCTGCCATACCAACAAACTGAAACTTATCGATCGAAATAGGACGATAACAAACACTAGGCTGGAATCCCCACAACAATTGTTTCAACTGATTCAATACAACATAGAGAGAATTACTACCCCGTAAGGTTTTTACCCTTACATCGAGCTTATATTTCAGCAACTCTATAGCTGATTGCTCTCCCAAGGAATAGTCTTCCAATTCACTCGTATCCCACTGAACAGAAACCCACCCATTACCTGCCACCGAACCCCAAAGAGTAGGCGACTCAGGCAAACAATGCACCGCTATTCCTAACTCCCGAATTGGTAATAATTGAGTGATAATTTCCTGTTCAATGATTGAGTTCATGGCACTAACAATTTTTGAGCAATTTGCATTATTTTTTCCTTATCTCGATCGCTAATTCCCAGAAATTGTCTCTGAGGCATTTTACTCGTCCCCGTTTGATGAAAAATGCCATAAGCCTGATTAGCCGTTACGATCGCACTCTTATCGGCAATAGTTGAGCTGATAGAACTAATCAAAGCACTTGTCTCTCGCAAAATCGCCCCAGATTTTTTAGTCTTGAGAGTGATAGCAGAAAGACTAGCCCACTTATTTCCATCGGGGTCAGACTGTTTCGCAAAATTTAATTTAGTACTGCGTTCTTGGTACATCGCCGCTTTACGCAAAAAAGGAGTTAATTTCTCCATCTTTACCCTAGTGGCATTTATCACTTGAATCGCATTACCCGAAATTCGTACATCAATTGCCATTGGACTGCCCCCCCCATAAAGAAGTTTGGATCAAATAGCCATTAATCTTTTGCCCTAAAATTTCATCTTCATCAAAGAAAGCAGAAGCGATCGAAGGAGATAAACGAAATTTATAATTGACCCCATTTAGGGAGGCATCCCCCAACACTTCGGGTTGAATATCGGGCGACAACCTTTTAGGCTCAATGCAACGACCCTCAACATAAATTTCCTCCTGATTACCCTCATTCATTAACTGACTCATAGGCGGTTTTTTCTGAACCAAAAAACAACGCACCGAATAATCAATCAAATTATTCTCCAAATGCCCATAAGCACCCACTACAGGCTCGTTCGATCGAACCTTAAACGTTACCGTAGCATTGGCAAAATTAGCAAAAGGAGTACTCATTAGATATTCTCCAAAAATTTAATCTGACGATTAATCAAAGTTTTTATACCAGTGCGACCGTCTGCTTCTAGCCATTCTTTCAAAACTTCCACATCTGTTTCTTCCTCAATCAAGGGAGTCGCTTCATCGATCGTTAGGCTAGAAATGCGAGTCTTTGGCTCAATCGGTTGAGGATTACTCACCACCTTAAACACCCCAGAGTCCACTAACCTTGCCCACGATTGATGTTTAGTCACCGACTCATCAACCTCATTATTACCGGGGGTAAAAAGCTGATCATCGAGATAAATATTGCCCTTGCGTGGGGGATTTTG